TCTTGATCAGGATGAGAAAAATCTTGTAATTTATTTTGAGAGTGAAGGTGCATTGACAAAAGATATGATTGAAGAACGAGGGTTGGATATAAATAGAATTGGACTATTTCCGGTAGCTACCGTAGAGGAGTTTAGGACTCAATGTGTTCGTATTATTGAGAATAGTGGTAAGAATGATGGTAAGATGATGATATTCTTGGATTCATTAGGAAATCTTTCTACTATGAAAGAAATGGGTGATGTTGCAGGTGGTTCTGATAAAAGAGATATGACACGAGCCCCAATGATTCGTGGCACATTTCGTACACTTGCTTTGATGTTATCAAAACATAATATTCCTTTGATATTAACTAATCATACTTACGACGCAGTTGGTAGTATGTTTCCAAAGAAAGAGATTTCGGGTGGTGGAGGAATTAAGTATGCGGCCTCAACTATTGTTACATTAGGGAAACGAAAAAACAAAGATGGAACAAATGTTATTGGTAATATCATTAAAGCCAAACTAGTCAAGGGCAGAATGACTAAAGAAGAATCTATTATTGAAATGATGTTGGATTATGAAAAGGGTTTAGATAAGTATTATGGTTTAATTACTATTGCAGAAAAGTATGGTATCTTCAAAAAGGTATCTACTAGATTTGAAACACCAGCTGGAAAAGCATTTGAAAAAACTATTATCAATGATCCTGAGAAGTATTTTACAGAGGATGTAATGAAACAACTTGAAGAAGCAGTATTTAAGGAATTTAATTATGGCAGTAAAGATGGAAAACAAGACGTTTAGTGCATGGATAACATATCAAGCAATTAATGCCCATTTTACCAGAGAGTATGATTATTTCAAGTATAATGGTAAATTGAATATGACTGAATATTCAATGGAAAAACAATTTAATAAACATGAAAGTGGTGGTAAATTTTCAGCACAAAGAACAATTTTTTCTAATTTAGGAAAGACATTTAAGTATAAAGAAGATTTAGTATTTTTTTATTTATCACAATTTACAAATAATATAACATACCCTTCTTGTTTTGATAGTGATTTATATGAAGATTATAAAGAGAGAATGAATAATTTTCATTTCTATTTGAAGCGTGATATTGAAGAAATTATTCAATATATGGAGGAGTATGGTAAAACATTTGACGAATTGTTTATAGCCGAACAGGTTAATCATCCAGCTATATTAAAACTTGGTTTATCACGGAGCATCTCATTAGAGACATTTACTACACTTGATATTGTTTTAAATTTTCTTCCACAGATGGAAAAGAAATTAATTGACCCTGCATCAAAAGATTTTATTAAATTGGTAAGAAATTATAAGCCATTCTTATCCATTGATGTAGAAAAGGAAAAGAAAATAATTAGGGATATATTATATGAGAACTGAAAGTTTGATATTAGAAAACTTGATACATAATGGTAATTATTCTAGTGTTATTGGTGTCTTTTTAAAACCAGAGTATTTTAAAGATAATAATGAAAAGATTATTTTCACAGAAATACAAAAACATATTGCTGAATATAATAAACCACCTACAATAGAATCATTGTCTGTAAAGTTAGAAAAAAGAAATGATTTGAATGAGGCAACATTTAATAAATGTGAAGAGCTTCTAAAGACATATAAACAAAAAACAGATGATGAAGAATGGTTAGTTCAAGAAACAGAAAAGTGGGCAAAAGACCAAGCAGTATATAATGGTATTGTTGAAAGTATTTCAATCTTAGAAGGTAAAGAAAAACAAAAGTCTAAAGATGCTATTCCAGAAATACTTACAGAAGCATTAGCCATTTCATTAGATACAAGTGTCGGGCATAGTTATTTGGAAGATGGTGATGATAGGTGGGAATTTTATCATAAGAAAGAATCTAAGATTCCATTTGAAATGGTTATGTTGGATAAAATTACTAATGGAGGAATATCACCAAAAACACTTACTGTATTATTAGGTGGAACTGGTGTTGGTAAAACTTTAGTAAAAACACATTTTGCAAGTCAGTATATGAAACAGGGTTTAGATGTTTTATATATTACTATGGAAATGGCAGAAGAAAGAATAGCAGAAAGAATTGATGCTAACTTGATGGATATTGATATAGGTGATTTACATATTATTCCAAGAGATAGTTTTCAAAAGAAACTAGATAAATTAAATATTGGTAGATTAATTATTAAAGAATATCCAACAGCAGGAGCTCATGTTGGAAACTTTCGTGCATTGATTAGAGAGTTAAAAATTAAAAAAGATTTTACACCAAAGGTAATTATTTTGGACTATTTGAATATTTGTGCATCAAGTAGAGTTAAGTGGGCAGCTAATATGAACACTTACATTTATATCAAGTCTATTGCAGAGGAAGTTCGTGGATTAGCAGTTGAGTGTAATGTTCCCATTATTACAAGTTCACAATTAAATCGGGAAGGGTATGGTAGTAGTGATCCTGATTTGACTAATACCTCAGAAAGTTTTGGATTACCAGCAACAGCAGATTTGATGTTAGCAATTATGGCAAAAGATGATGATACAAGTAGTAAGAATCAGATATTATTTAAACAGTTAAAGAATCGTTATGCTGATCCTAGTATTAATAGTAAATTCTTGGTGAATGTTGTTAAGAAACGAATGAAACTTGAAGATATTGAAGAAGATGATCAACCAAAATTGGCTGGTGATGGAAGCAATAAGTTTTATGAGAAAAAGACAGAAGCTAATACAAACTCTAATCCGTTTGTATTAAAAATTAAACCAGAACGCAGAAAAGTTGATAATTGGAATATATGATATATAAATATAAGATACAAAGGAGGCTACAATGCAAGATTTAACTATTTCAGATGGTTGGTTCAAAAAAGAAGGGGATAAACCCGTGATGAAAAAGTTATGTGAACATAAGGCAAATACGACTACATTAGACTATGATGTTGGTATTGAATATTGCAATTTTTGCGGGGCTTTAGGGCATTATAACGTGGATAAGGATATGGTTGAGTGGAAATTGCCCGAATTTCTGGTGAAACAGAACTATAATTAGATATTATAAATATATAGTGTTATGAATGATATTAAGCAAATGTTTAGAGATGTTGTTAAGAAAAAGGGTGAAAAAATAGGTGAAAATTCACTTCTAAACAGACAAATAAGTAAGGCGGATGACCATTATACAGTTTGCCCATTTAGGTCAATAGACATTGATGAATGTCCATTGTGTAAGTTAGAGGAACTAGGAAAGATATGAAATCATTTAACGAATTTATAACAGAAGCTTCTGTTTTTGATCCTAAATATCCAGAAGGTTATGTTTTTGGTTTATCAACATCAAAGGCTACTATTAAAGATAAAAAACAATTTATAAAGGCTTTAGGAAGATTCTATGACAAAAAGAATCCAAATTTTGTAAAAATTATAAAGCCAAAGAAAATACACATAACTGCTGATTTATCTAAAGGTAGTAAAAAGTCAGTTGTTGTGCATCTTAAACATGGAAAAAAAGTTATTGAATTAATTTCCCCAAACAAAAAGGTAATATCAGGATTATTTAATAAGTCAAAAAAAGGTGGAAAAGACCCTGATGGTGCTGCGTGGGAAAGTCTTATTACAGATAAATTAAATGTTTTAGCTGGACAACCAAATGCTGATCCAGCTGCTTCTGAAAAAGCACAAGAATATTATCCAGTATGGGAAGAAGCTGCTGAAAATATTGCAAAGAGTTTTAAAAAAGAATTTGGTAAAAAAACAATGAAGCAGTATGGTGCTAAAGCATCAAAAAGTAATTTAAGTTCTTTTTGGATAAAACATGGTGGAACAAATGGAACACCAAAAACTGATATGTTTACTAAAACACATAATATATCATTGAAAAAAGCTGGTGGTTCACAGTTGGCATCTGGTACAGCAGGTGAAACACTTTCAACTTTTCATGCTGCTTTAGAATATTTGGGTAAATCTAAAGAAGATACTGATGCTATATTGAAAATTATGGATCAGATTGAAAAGAAATTTACTAAAGTAGCTTTAGATTATACTAAAACACAAATTCAACAATTAGCAGATGAAGGTGAAGCAAAAATTACGAAAACAAAAACAGCATCCGTAGATGATTTTTCAGCAGCTGACAAAAAAGAATTAGCTAAATTTGTTAAGACAGAGAAATTTCATAAAACATTTAATAAAGAAATAGCAAATGTTATTAGTATAGAAAAAACACCTAATTTTTTGAAATGGTATGTTTTTGAAGCGATGTCAGGATATAAAAAATTTAAAGATGCACGGTCTGTTGCAAGTGTTTGTGTAACATTTGATACTAAAGGTAAGTTATCTATTATTGATGTTGCTGATGGTGGTCTAGCAACAAACTTAACAGGTAAACCTAAACTATCATCTGAATTAATTTCAAAATCAAAAAAAGTAAAAGTATATGCAGCTTGGAAATCGTCTGGTACTGATCCATATTCTACTTTTAGAGTTGCAGATACAAGTGATAATGCAAGAGTTCCATTAGTTGATTCTCTTGATACGATTATTAAAAATGAATTAAAAAAAGATCATATAGCAAATAGTTTTGTTACAACTTTAAATGAAGATATTGAACAACTCAATGATGGTTTTGATATGATACCTAAAGTTATGTCAGCTATAAAAAAAGGTTTGGGAGATGCTGCAACTGGTTTGAAAAAAGCTTGGGATTGGGCTAAAGGATTCTTTAACCGTATTATTGAAGCTACAAAAGTAGCATTTAATAAAATTAAAGACCTCGGTGAACAGATGTGGTCTGGATTGATGGATTTTTTAG